ACAACATGACATTTCATAGTTTTAGTAATCTCAATTAAATGATAGTTAATTCTTTTATTTTCAATATGTGTAGTTCGCCATAATGCACATGGAGCTATAAAGTTTTTCTTCCAATTATCTTTGTAACTCTCGATTTCTAATAAATCTTTTGTGTACTTAGATAGAGCTTCTACCCATCTATCACTAGTTATATCCTCTTTATCATCTAAAGCTATTACACTAAACCTTAGACATCTTATTATAGCTTCCCATTCTTCATCTATGACATCTTGACCAACTGCACCCTCATAAATACATGTAAATACCTCGTTAGTAGTATCATCTGTTATAGTTTTAAAATCTAATGTTTCTATAACTTCTTTTGTAAGTTCATCTAGTTTATTAAATGTAGTCCTTTTCTCATATAACCAAATATTTATGTTTCTTCTAAAACCTATAACCTCGCCCTCGCTGTCAGAATCTTCGCCTTGAACAATTACAGCATATGGTTTTATAGTCTTTTTATTAGGTACAGTTGGTTCATAACAATCTTTAAGCTTTGATATGTTCTCAATTAAGGTGTTTCTTATTCCTGCTCTCATATTATTTACTCCAATGTCCTTCTACTAATTTACCTATTTTAGGCATATTCCTACTGACTGTAGACTCTAAAGAATGTGTACCTTTAGTACCAGGATGTTGTACTTGTTTTACAGGATGTGAAGCTCCATTCCAAAACAAAGCTTTAGCATTTCTTGGTTTTATAACATGAGGTGCTGAACCTTCCTCTAAAACAGTTCCATAGTCAACTCCATGACCTAGACGGACAATGTATTGATTTCCTCCACCTAAGCTGGTTCCTGTTATGCCTTGTCTTGCATTTCCTGTCCTATCAGTCCATTTTGCACTATTCTTAGCTTCTCCTTCTAGCATAAAAGCTATATTCATACATAAAAGTGGCATTGTAGCCTTTTTTCTATCAATTTCATTTATAGCTTTAGTAAACACACTCACACTAACCCACCTCTAATCTAGCTTTTCAAGACCACATATATATCCACAAATCTTTTCCTCAACTGCAATAGGATTTACATAATTTAATTTCATAGTGCCTTCAATACATTTAAAAGTTATATCACTTTCAGTATTTAATCTTAAACTAGCTTCTTTATCTGCAACCATACCAAAATTTTTATTTTTATAAGCTGTACCAATAGTTTCACTACTTATTACTGTATCATTAGTTTTTTCGGGATATATAACTACTGTTAGTTCTTTTATTTCATTTGTAATCTCAATAGCTCCATCCACTATTTTTTTAATTTCTTGCTCTATAGTTATTGTTTGAGGATTTAAAGCTATCCCTCGATTAATAGTTTTTATTATCTTATCAGCTCTTAATTTTCTCATTGGCCATCAGCTCTTATCATAGATGTCTTATATCCTGTAATAGTTGTTTCATTCTTTGATTTTTCTTCTAAATAGTCAGTTTTATATATATCTGCTAATGACAACCAGTATGAACTATTACTACTTTTAGTTTCTATAGGACCTATTTTAATACAATCATCTGTAGAACCTTTGAGTAAACAACCTCTCCATGAAGCTTTTAAAACATTATTCTCATTAGATTCTAATAACATCACAAGTTGTTTATCTGTAAAATAAGGATACTCTTCTTCTTGTAGATTGAGTTTTAATTTATCTAAATTGTTAATAGCCATGTCTACTCACCATCTTTGTTGAGAATCTCATTATTATTCTTTTCCTCAGCTTCTCCTATTACTTCTATATATCCTTTTTCCTCCATAAGTTCTTGGTCAGCTTTTCTAATCTCAAACACATCATCTATTTTATAACATCCATTATCATACTTTAGATATACCAAAGCTTTTACTTGCATTAAATTATCTTTCTTTTTAGCCATAATATCCTCCTTTTTTAAGATGCTACTGTAGCAAAGAAACAATCATCTGCTCTCTCAAAACTTGGTATTCCTACCATAGAAACTTTTGTATCTACTGCAACAGGGTCTTCCTTAACCATAGTTGTAATTGCTATACCAGTTTTTACGACTTGTGTATCTAATTTTCCACTGCCATATTGGCTATCGAACTCCTCTGGAGTAGTACCAAATATAGTTTTACCTATAGCTCCCTTTGGAATTAAAGATACAAGATTATCCTCATAATAACTCATTGTTTTTTCTTCTTCATTTAAGAAAGTTCCATTTAAAATTCCTATCTCTAAATCTAATTTTTTCTTTAAAAATGAAATATAATCATCATCAGTGAGAATTATATCTCCAAAACTTCTAGTTTTTAAATCTTTTGTTATAGCTTCATTTTGAGTTATATATCCGAATGTTTTTTCAGTTAACAACATTCTTGTAGGTTTTTCTGAACCTTCATCAATAAATACTTTTTGCCATCTTTTTATATCGCCTACTACATCAGCCTTAGAGTCACTCCACATTGCACTTCCTGTTAACACTTCTTTATGGTTAGCTGGTATATCATAATCAGCAACAACATCTCCATCTTTTGTAATAAGTTCTATTTCACCTTTTTGCATCAGTTGTGCTCTCATCCTTGTCATTTGAACTCCTGCACCATCTACTAAATTTGCATAGTTTTCAAATACAGTTTTAATTAAAGACTCTACTAGATTTTGGTTGTTGGCAGTTTGGTATATAATCAATTGTCTTCTGTCATTTTCATCAATTCCAATAGCTTCCTTGAAGAATGGCATTTCTTTTTTCTCTATGGATACATCTGCTTTCAATGCTCTTACTTTTGCTGCTGAATTAAATGTACTCATTCGTAGTGCGACTGGTTTCTTCTTACTTCCTTTTGCTATTTCTATCTCTGTAGATAATTGTTTTGTTATTGGAAATAAAGCTTCGTCAATAGTTGTTTGTGGTGGTAAATTTTTAATATATAAAGCTATTTCCCTAGAATTTATAAAGTTTTTTAATTCCATTAGTGTTTTCATCCTCCTATTATATAAATAATATTCTTCCTGCTACTGCTTTTTCAGCTTCAACAGTTATTTCTTCATTTGTGTATTCTTTTAATATAGCTTTATTAAGAAAGCCATGTACCAAAATTGGTAATACTTCTGTTCCTTTTGAATCATTAAAATCAACTTCATTAAATAGCACACCATAAGTTGTTGCATCATTTGCAGGTAACCCAGCACTATTTACCAAAGTACCTGCCGGTAATACTCCATCAACTAATTTACTTTGTACATCAGTCTTTTTTACCTTGAAATTTAAATTGATATGATGTTCCCCTGCTATATCTCTAATGTCTTTTTTACCTATAGAAATGGTTTTTGAGCTTTGTCTCATCTTTTATTCCTCCTTATATTTTATTTAAAAAAGCTGTCTAGTGTTTCTGTAGCCTTACTTGCTTCTACTTTTTCAGCTGCTAATCTTTCTCCTAGACTCTTTTTTTCGCTTCCTTCTACACTTGATGTAGTAGAGCCTAAGCTATCAAGTGGTTTACCATCTATTTTTATTTTTATATTTTCTTTATCTTTAAATAAATAACTATCACTTTCTTGATAAGCTTTTATCTGTTCATCTAATCCAATGAAATTACCATCAATTAATTTAACATTTTCTTTATTTATCAGTGCTGCCAAAGCTTTTGGATTTCGAGGATTATAACTTTCAATCGCTCTTTCAAAAGCTGTATTAAACTTTAAAACCTCAATTTCTTTTTCTGCATTTTCTTTAATTTCTTTATTTGCATTTTTAAGACTTTCAATTTCATCTGACAACTCTTTGTTATCTTTAACTTTGCCTTGTAAATCATTTAGTTGCTTATCTCTATCCCCTATTTGCTTTTTATACTCTTTAATCTCTTTATTAGCATTTTCTAGTTCTGTCTTTTCAACGTATCTAGGACTTTTAATATTATCTAAAAGAAGCTTATTTTCTTTATCTTTAGATAATTTTTCATAAACTTTTTGTCCTTCTTCATCCCCAAGTAACTTTTTAAAATACTCTAACATTCAATTTCCTCCTTAAAATTAAGCATAATAAAAGCACTCATTAATATTTAATTAATAAGTGCTCACTTTATTTTTGTATCAATTCTTTTAACTTTTCTTTGTACTCAGCATAACTATTGTATTCATCATAGTTAAATCCAGGTGCATTTTTACCATATTTTTCTTTATATAATCGTCTCAACTCTAACAGCTTTTTATCTTTTCTCATTTCTTCAAGCAATCTAAATCCCTCCTAATAATTCATTAAATATTTTATCTAAACTATTTAAATGTTCTTTAATAAAACTGTTTATTTCTTTATTATTCTGATACTTTAGTGTAAATAAATTAGCAAATATTTCTTTCTCTTTATTTCTGTTTTTACTCCAATACTTTTCACTATGAGTTGCTAATAAATCCTCAAACTCATTATTGGATAATGCTCCTAATATGTCACTAATAAATTCGTTATTATACAGCTCATTAGAATTAGTATATATACTTTGCAAGTTCTCAATATTCTTCATAACATATATAGAGCTACTTTCAATAGCTTTTTGAAACTTAATATTATTATAGCTCTTAATTTCTTTTATATCAATTCTATGTGCAAACTCATGAAGTAAAGCAGCTTCTTTATTATAAGACTTAAATTCCTTGATGTTTGGATTAATACCAACTAAATCAACCTTAGTATAATAAATAAAAGGTATTTTTTGACTATTATCTATTATTATTTTATTTGGATTTACATATTTATTAATATATTTTTGAACATACTTAGGTGCTTTCTTCGACTTATTCTTGATTGAATTAGTAATATTCTTTTTAATTCTATCATCTTTGCTATTTGTAGTTATTTTGTTCTTTTTATTTCTTTGTTTCTTAATGATTGGAGCACTATTATTTTGATGTTTTATTTCGTCATACCAACTATCAAGAATATCATTATCTCCACCACCTAACCAGTTCTCTATCATTTTAGAAGCTTCACTAATTGGTACAATCACTTGAACTGGATAACAAAGACAATTTGGGTGTGGAATAGGATATTTTTCTGGTGGGAAAACTCCTTCACCTAGCCCAAAACGATTTTGTTCTGCATACTCATCACACTCATCCTCGCCTCTCCATTTCACCTGTCTAATATAATGTTGAGAGCTTAGGTTCCATTGTAGTCCTACACAGAAAGGATTATTTATTGCATTTTGAACACTTGTTTCTACAAAGGCATGTGTTATAGAGGTTCTAGCAAGTCTTTGAGCTTGATAAGATATACTTTTATTCATGCCAATTTCTAACGTCTTAGCATCTGTTCTTTTAGTTGGATTAACATAATTATCTAAACTCTTTGCTAACGTCTTTGCATTAGCACCTCTTGCAATATTAGCTTTTATTAATCTATCAATATCTTTTCTATTTTTATTACTATAGCCCCAAATCCTACTATCTAATGACCTTTTATCTTTATAAAAGTTACCTGCAACTATTTTTTTCACAACATTAGTAGTTGTCTTTATACACATAGCATCACATACAAGGTTCATAGATGTGTTTGGAACTATTGATTGATAGTAATACATTTGCAAGTCTTTAGCTATATTAGAAGCTTCTATTATGCTTTTTTCTGTAATAGGTACCAATCTTTGATTTAACTCGTTAATGTACTTCTCGATTGATTTATTTAGCTTTTTTAAGTATTTATTACTTAGATTTAACTCTTTATTTTTAGCAATATCACTTAAAATAGTTTTACTAGCATCTTTATAGACATTTAATATCTGTATTTGTATTTTCTTATCTAATAATAAAAGTTTTTTTCTAGCTTCAAGAACCTTCTTTGTATAAGAGTTATCTTTCATATTAATACCTATTCATTAGTGTTATTATTAGAATTTTTATTATTAGATTCATTATTTAATTCTTCATCAATATCATCAACCTCTATATCTGCATCTTTTCTGAACTGGTCTTGCTCTACTGATTGTATTTTTTCAATATCTTCTAATACTTCATTAAAAGACGTTTCATAATCATCATCACTACCAAAATCTTTTATATAGCTTCTATGGCTTCTAACATTGTTGTTAACTTCCTCCATAGCAAGACGTTTGTTATCTTCTTCATCTTCGGGTATTGGGAATTTCTTTTCTAAAACTATTAGATAATCTAGTTTAGTCCAAGTTTTATCATAGTTATCATAACAATTAAGTTTGTCACATGCTTCGATTATTAAATCAATTAATAGTTTAATCCCTGGCTCCCAGTCGTTCCATTTCTCATAGCATCTAGCTATTAAATCATAATAGATATACTTCAAAGCTTTTGCGCTAGGGATATTAAGAAGCTGTTCGGGTTTTGGAATACTCAGCTTATCTGACATACTATCTTCAAGTCTCTTTAAAAACATATTGATTGGCTCAGCACTAGAGAACGAACTTTCAACCCTTTTTGCTTGTGCCTGTTTGCCATTTTCACTTGCATCATTGCTTTTTAATGGCATCAGTGCATTAGGAGCTATTTTTGTTTTATTTACAGTTTCCTCAGTAGCATCTATAATAGCTGTTTGACCAAACATTTGAAATCTTAGAGCATCTGAGAAATCAGAAACCCTTCTATTAAGTTGATTTTGAAGCTCTTTTAACTGCGTTATGTCACTTTGACCTCTTGTATTTATTAGGTCGCTTTCATTTAAAAATAATATGCATGGTATTTTTGTAAATATTGTATCATATGTTTGAACAGTTATAGGATTACTTAAATCTTTCTCTTTGAACTGTTCTATTTTAAACTTACACACATCATTTTCTAAATAATAAGTATATCTATTGTATAAATTATCATCATCTATTTTACTTATAAATCTAACCACTACAACTTTAGTTAGATTACCTTTCATATCAACTTCATAATTAAAGTCGCTTGAATCGTGGTAATATAAACTAATTGGTTCGTTTTTATTAGCTTCAATCCTTAATAATACTCTTTTAGTTACTGTTGCAATCCTAAAAGCTTTTAGTGTCTCACTCCAAAATTTATTATCATCTAATATATCATCAATGAAAATTCTTAAATTCTCACAAGCTTCTTTATCTTTTTTATCTCTAGCTTTAAACAGCAAATTAGGTTCTTTTCCTAAGAAAAATCTTGCTTGTTTTTTAATTAGTGGCTCAATTTTATTGTCTATTAATTGCGTTGGAATATAGTCCAAATCATCATTTACAATCCAACTTTGACCTAATAAACTTTTATCCAATTTATTCTTATCTTCTTCACTAATTGCACCCTTATAAAAAAAATAATCTTCTTTTATCTTTCTCATTTCTTTCTTTTGTTCAGATGTTAAACCAAGCAAAGTATTTTTTACACTATCCACTAGAATATGACTCCTCCTTTCTTATTATATTGATTTGGTATATTATTTTTCTTCAATCCTAATCCTTTGTTATAAATATCATTACTATATTTTAGCTCTTTAATGTCTGATACCTCATAACCATCAAGTGCATACCATATAGCACTAAATGTATGAGGGTCTATATTAAATTCATCATATATTAAGTTTCCATTTTTATCTGTAGCGTATGTTAGGTTCTTTAATTCTTTTATTGTGTGTTTACACTCACTTGAACAATAAATCTTTTTAAATCTCTTAACCTTCTTAGTATTTTGTAGTCTACTTCCAGCATATTTCTTAGCCCCAAATATATTAAAACCTTGTTGTCTGAAATATTTTATAGTTTTAGGTTCAGCAGAATCAGCTTTTATTAGTTCTTGAGTATCTTTAAACTCTTTAATATCTTTAACAGTCACATCATCTGTAGTTTGATTCTTATAGTACTCCCAGTAAACGTATAAATATTTATTTTCATGGTCTATAGCTAATCTTAAAAGTGCATTGTATGATTTTTCAAATCCAAAGTCGAATCCAACTTTATAATACCTTTGTGGTATATTAGATATTTTATTTATAACTTCTTGATGCTCCATAACTTCAAACTGTGGTAATACTTTAGTTCCATTTATACCAAATCTTCCTTTTCTTGCGATTCTGTATAAGTCGTAGTCATATTCTTTCATTTCATCAAGCTGTTCAATATAGCTTTTTGGCAGAAAAAAATTATCATCTGCAACCGAATGATGATAATAGGTATTATTCTTTGTTACTATTCTATTTTTATATAACACAGTATCATCTAATATAAATCTGTCTTTTTCTTCATCTCTAAAGAAATGTTTATAGGTCCAGTTATCTTCGCCAATTGGATTAGTTGAACAAATTATATGATTAGATAAATTAGGATGTCTCAAACGTCCTAAGAGTTCTTTAAAACCAGTGTATTTAACCTCTGAACATTCTTCCAACCATATTATAGATACACCATTTATTGACTTTAATTTAGCTGGATTATCCATCCCTTTAAATATTATTTTACTTCCGTTTGGAAATATAACTCTCATAGGACTTGTTTTAAATGATAATATATCTCCTAAACCCATACTTTCTGCAACTTCTTCTAATAGAGAAAAACAACTATCTCTCATTGTGTCATATACTTCTCTTACTACTAAAGCTTTTCTTTTTTCTTCAAGAAGCTTAATAATTAATTTAGTTGCTACATGGTAACTCTTTGAACTCCCATATCCCCCAACAAGAAAATAAAATTTGTAATCCCAATTGAATATAAAATCATAAAAGTGGTCATTTGATATAAATTTACTTTCCATTTTCTCCACTCGCTTTCATAACTCTTACAGTTATCTCTTTATCTGTATCATCTTTACTTAGGTTATCAACCTCACATTTTAACTTTTCAACTCTAGCTTTCTGCTCCTCTGTAGCTAAATTCCAATC